GACACTGTGACGTTTGAGCTGGCTAGCAAGTTTGATTTGGCGGGTCAAAAGCTGCCGAAACGACAGGTCATTGCCAACGTTTGCCAGTGGATCTACAAGTCAACGGAATGCGGGTACGACCCAACCGCCGGCCCAGGTAAAACAATCGACGGCACTAACTTCAGGCGTTTTGACGTAAACAACGAAGGTGTGACCACTGATGCTGAGGACGTGTGCGGGAAGCGTATTGCTAGTTGCAAGTGCCGTTTTGGTGATAACGCTGAGCTGCCATTTGGATCGTTCCCTGGAGCAGGTCTTACCAAGTGATGCGGCTGTCAACAGCCATGAAGGCTGAGATTCTGGAGCACGCTAAAGCTGAAACTCCTCGTGAGTGTTGTGGTTTGGTTGCTGTTGTCAAAGGACGGCGCAGGTACTTTCCGTGCCAAAACATCGCTCAAACACCTGATGAGCACTTTGTTCTTAGCGGTTGGAACGAAGTAGAGGACCAAGGCGAGGTGGTGGCGATTGTGCATAGCCATCCGATTACGAATCCTCAGCCGTCAACAGCTGATCGAGTGGCCTGCGAAAAGTCGGAGCTGCCTTGGTTCATTGTCAATCCAAACACTGAGGCATGGGGCTACTGCGAACCAGCTGGTTTTGAGCTGCCGTATGTGGGGCGGGAGTTTTCGTTTGGAGTGGTGGACTGCTACACCCTTGTGCGTGATTGGTACGCAAGGGAGTACGGGATTGAGCTGAGGGACTACCACCGGCAGGACAAGTTTTGGGACCGTGGCGAGAACTTGTATATGGATAACTTTGCAGCGGAGGGGTTTCGCAAGATTCCAGTAGAAGAGGTGCATCCTGGGGACTTGATCTTGATGAATCTGGTTTCACCGTTGCCGAACCATGCAGCGATCTACATGGGCGATCAACAGGTGTTGCATCATGTGCAGGGCAGGTTGTCTAGCCGAGACCTTTACGGCGGTTATTATGGGAAAAGCACTGCCTGCGCCTTGAGGCATGAAAGTCGTTAAGGTCTATGGCGCTTTGCGTAAACGGCTTGGTCAATGCCGGTTTGAGTTTGACGTAACAACACCAGCACAGGCAATCAAAGCATTGTGCGTCAACTTTCCGGGTTTAGAGAAATGGTTAATTGATAGCCAAAAAGATGGTGTTGGCTATCGGGTAGCAATTAGCAAAGAAAAAGTAGCTGAGAACGATGTGACTCCTTTGCTTGCGCCATTTAGCGATCGAGAGGTGTTTAGCATTACGCCTGTTATTGCTGGCGCTGGAGGGAGCACAAGTCAGATTTTGCTTGGAGCGGCCTTGATCGGAGCATCGTTTCTGCTCCCTGGTGCAGGATTGTTTGGCACAACTAGCGTTTTTGGAGTAAGTGCTGCAGGAACTGCAGCAGGTGCTGGTGTTGTTGTAGGAAGTGCTGCAGCAACTGCAGCAGGCACAGCACTTAGCGCTATAGGCGCTGGATTGGTTTTGCAGGGAATCGCGGGGATCATTTCGCCTCAACCAGACTTGGGATTGGAACGTGGGCGTGAAGCAGCAAAGTTGGAATCTTTTGTTTTTAATAACGTGGTCAACACCTCTAAGCAGGGCTTGCCTGTGCCAATAGCCTATGGGCGGGTGTTCGTTGGTTCGGCAGTGCTATCCAGCGGTCTCGACGTTGATCAGAAACAGGTATGACACAAACCAAGTACGTTCAAGGCGCTGGTGGCGGCGGTAAAGGCGGCGGTGGAGCGCATACGCCAACCGAGGCAGACGATACTCTGCAGTCAATCCAGTTTGCCAACGTGCTGGATTTAGTTGGCGAAGGCGAGATCCAAGGCTTAGACGATGGCAACAAAAGTATTTTCTTGGACAACACTCCAGTCCAAAACGCAGACGGCAGCAACAACTTTTCTGGCTACACCGTTGTTACGCGCAATGGCACTCAAGCGCAGAACCACATTCCTGGTGATTTTGGATCAACGCAGGTCGAAAGAGCGGTCAACATTGAAGTAACCAACAGCGCCTCTGTTACTCGACCTGTTGAAGGCACAGAAGTTGATCGTCTTCGGGTAACGCTAACTATTCCTAGCCTTCAAAAAGTAGAAGATGATGGCGACATTGTTGGTCACACTGTTGAAATTAAAATCCAAATTCAATATGACGGCGGGGGTTTTAACGACGTAGTTACAGACACGATCAGTGGTAAAAGCAGCAACCGTTATCAGCGTGACTACATGATTACGCTAAGCAGCAGCACCAATGTTTTGGTCCGTATGGTGCGTGTCAGTGCTGACGAAACCAGTCAAAAACGAGCCAGTACCACGATTTTTCAAAGCTTTACCGAGATTATCGACGAAAAGTTCAGCTACCCAAACTCTGCACTTGTTGCGCTTCGTTTTGACTCGCGTGAGTTCAGCAGCATCCCAAGTCGTAAGTATCTGATTCGTGGAATCAAAGTCAAGATTCCAAGCAACGCAACGGTAGACACCACTACGCATGTGGGACGAATCACGTATTCCGGCATCTGGGACGGCACGTTCCAAGCGGCTACATGGACGAATGATCCAGCCTGGTGTTTGTATGACCTGCTGATTTCAGACCGCTATGGCGCGGGCATTCCTGAAGAGACGCTCGACAAGTACGACTTCTTTTCTGTAAGCCAGTATTGCAACGCTCTTGTTGATGATGGCAAAGGCGGTCAAGAGCCACGATTCAGCCTCAACATGCTGATTAACAGCCGCGCTGAGGTTTACAACGTCATCCAAGAGATGACAGCTATTTTTAGGGGCATCGCCTACTACGGCGCAGGCTCTTTGGTGCTCAACCAAGACAAGCCGACTGATTCAAGTTATGCACTTGGCCCATCAAACGTTATAGATGGGCTGTTTACATACGCTGGAACGTCTCAGAAAGCCCGCCATACCGTTGCGACGGTTGCGTACCAGAACTACGACACACAAGGCGATACAGAGTTTGAGTACGTCGAAGACCACGACGCTGTAGCCAAGTACGGCATCATCAACAAAGACATCAAGGCTGTTGGTTGTTACAGCCAAGGTCAGGCGCACAGGATTGGCAAATGGACTTTGTTGTCAGAGCAGAATCTGACTGAGACGTGCCAGTTTGCTGTTGGTATTGAAAGCGGCATCATTCTTCGCCCTGGGCAGGTTGTAGACATTGCTGATCCCGTTAGAGCTGGTGTCAGGCGTAGTGGTCGCGTTCGTTCTGCCACCACAACACAACTGACGGTTGATAGCAGCACCAACCTGTCGGTCAGCGTGGCAACCAGCGATAACGATCCAAAGGTGTCAGTCATGCTGCCAAGCGGTATTGCTGAAACACGCAGTATCCCGGCAGGTGGTATTCAGCCACAAGCCAATGGAACGGCAACGATTGACGTGACATCTGCGTTTAGTCAAACACCTACAGCTGGATCGGTGTTTTTAATTCAGACATCTGACATTCAGTCACAGCAGTTCAGAGTTCTTTCTGTTGCCGAATCAGAGGATGGTGTTTATGGCGTTAGCGCAGCTGCTTACAACGCCACGATCTACGACGCGGTTGAGTCTGACAATGAGCTGACTAACCGCGACATCACGAACCTATCAGCCATTCCTAATGCTGTTGATTCAATCACGGCAGAAGAGTTCCTTTACGAAACAGGCCAGGGCGTGTTTGTTGGTGCGTCAATTAGTTGGCAGCATGATCGCGTCAACATCAGTGAGTTCCGCGTCCAGTTCCGCATTGACGATGACAACTTTGAGACGCTGACTACAGCATCACCGTCAATCACCATCCGTGACATTCGAGCTGGCAACCTGCAGGTTCAAATCCAAGCCAGAAACTATCTGAATCGCGGCAGTGTTATCACAAGCGACACATTTACGATCCAGGGCAAAACTGCACCGCCGCAGCTGGACAATAATGAGTTCTTGACGGATGGGACTACGCCTAACCCCAGTTACATCAACTTCGACATGATCCCGGTTAATGGTCAGGCCAAGTTGACTTGGCGTCAGTCTCTTGACCTTGACGTGCGGAACGGCGGTCACGTCAGGCTGCGTCACTCGCCAAACACGTCCAACGTGACGTGGAGCAACTCAACCAGCATCTCTGAAGAGATCGCAGGTGCCGCGACGGAAGCCTATGCAGACCTGAAGTCTGGAACGTACTCAATGAAGTTCATCGACTCTGGCGGTCGCGAGAGTCAGAATTTTGCTCTAATCGAGTACACCAAGCCAGAGCTTGAGAGCACTGAGGAAGTGTCAGCGTTGTCGGCAACAGAGGATCCGACATTTCCTGGAACGAAAACCAACCTCAGCGTGGACAGCGTTGACCAAGAGCTGGAGATGGCAGCAAACGGCTCTGTGCTGCACACGACTGGAGAGTATGTGTTCAACGGCAATCCATTTACGTTGACGCATGTGGGAAGCCTGCGGCTTGAAAGCACTCTGCGAGCCCGGTCTTACTTCCCAGCAACCAACCTGATCGATAACGTTGCTGACTTTGACTCGATTGCAGATTTTGACGGCACGACGCCAACAACCTGTGATGTCAAGTTGTACGTGCGAACAACGGAAGACGATCCAAGCGGTTCTCCCACTTACACCTCTTGGCGTCACTTCAACAATGCAGAGATCAAGTGCCGTGCATTTGAGCTAAAGGCTGAGTTTGAGACTGGTGACGATGACGCCCAAATTTCAGTAGACCAGCTGCGCGTCAAGGCGTTGATGCCTTTCCGGTCGTTGTCCGGCGAAGTAACGACTAGCACTAGCGGTGACACGACCGTTAATTTTGGGACGGGCAACAGGTTCTACGTCAAACCGTCGATTGGCATCATTTTTGCCGCGTCTAACACCACGGATTACTACGTCATCTCCAACGACAGCAGCGGTTCCAGCTTTGACATCTCCGTCTACAATTCAAGCAACACCCGGATCGCTTCAACGGTCCGCTGGAACGCTGTCGGTTACGGACGAGGCTAATGGCACAAGCTGACCAGCAGATTCAAAACGCCAGCGGCAGCTCAGTACGTGCTGACCTCAATAACAACTTTGACGCGCTGTTTAGCAATAACTCTGGATCGTCTGATCCTTCAGTTACCACAGCGTTCATGTGGTTCGCTGATACCACAAATGATGCGCTGAAGATCCGCAACGCTGCTGACTCTGCGTTTATTACTGTTGGCACGCTATCCGAGACCAATCTTGGTCTTGCGCTGAAAGCCAGTCCCACGTTTACCGGCAACGTCGGAGTACCTGCTGGAACGGTTAGCAGCTTGCCGATCAGGCGATCTGACGACACCAACACGGGGATCTACTTCAGCGCAGCCGATACGCTTGATATTGCAACGGGTGGAACGCGCCGCGCTCACTTCGACAGCAACGGCATCACCATCCGTGATCGCAAAGCACTAAGGCTGCGAGATACGAGCAATAGCAACTTTGTTGCGATTCGCGCTCCATCAGATGTCAGCAGTGACGTAACGCTGACTCTGCCCAACAGTGATGGCAATGCTAACGACGTGTTGCAGTCAGATGGCAGCGGCAATCTGAGCTTTACTGCTTTGCCGCAAGCTGTGCCGACTGGATCGGTCCACTTGATGGCTAGCACTACCGTTCCTAGCGGATATGAAAAGTGCAATGGCCAAGCCCTGAGTAGAACGGTTTACGCCGACCTGTTTGCTGAGATTGGAACGGCGTTTGGCGCGGGTGATGGCAGTACCACCTTTAACGTTCCAGATCTACGTGGCGAGTTTGTCCGTGGCTGGGACGACTCTCGTGGCGTTGATAGCGGGCGCAACTTTGCTACAGCTCAGAGCGACCAAAACAAGCAGCACAATCACAGTGCTTCTGCGACTTCGACCGTTACTGACCCTGGTCACAACCATGTTTATATCGACCAGCAAGCTCATAACGAGGGTTATCGACCTTGGAAAGCAGGCGATAACGACTGCGGACAAAGAAATAAGAACACAAGCAATGCCTTTACTGGCATCAGCGTCTCAACGTCAGTCAGTGTTGCCAACGATGGTGGCAACGAGGCCAGACCGCGTAACATTGCAATGATGTACGTCATCAAAACGTAAGCGTCATGGCAAATAAGAAGATCACGGAACTCGATGCCATCACCACACTGGCGTCAACTGACGTGGTGCCTGTCGTTGACGTAAGCGCGGATACAACCAATAAGATCACAACGACCAACCTGTTCCGCACGTTGCCTGATGGAACGGCAGCTGCTCCAGCGTTGGCGTTTAGCTCGGACCAAGCAAACGGTGTTTACCTTGCTGGTACGGATACGGTCGGCATTAGCACTGGTGGAACGCAGCGCGTCACGGTTGATGGAAGCGGCAATGTCACCATTTCTGGTGATCTGACGGTTAGTGGTGCGACCACAACGGTTGAAAGCACGACCGTCACGATCGACGACAAGAACATTGAGCTGGGTTCTGTTGCATCACCCAGTAACACCACTGCTGATGGTGGCGGCATCACGCTGAAAGGTGCGACTGATAAGACTCTGAAGTGGATTAACAGCACTGGTTCTTGGACTTTTAACCAGTCGTTGCATATCGACTATGCAAGCAACAACCCAGCTGTTTTTACTATTGAGAACAACGAAGGTTCTTTCAAGCTTTCAGCCAACGCAAATCTTGGGCTTCTTGATGCTGCTCAGCATGTATTCAGAAATGCTGCAGGCAGTAGTGAATATGCACGCATCGACAGCTCAGGCAACTTGGGCGTGGGAGACTCCAGCCCAGATGCACGTTGTGTTGTTTACCGAGCAACACAGTTTTCTGGCAACACAGTATTCGCCGTAAAGAGTGATGCTGACAGCACAAAATCAACCAAATTTATGGTTGATGGTGATGGCAAAGTTGGCATTGGAACAACGTCGCCTGCACAAGGCCCGCTTCACGTCCATTCTTCGACTACAAATGCATATTTTCATCTAACAAACTCAACAACAGGAAGTGCTGGGTCTGACGGTTTTAGTCTGCACCAAAGTGGAAATTCGACGATTCTTAATAACAGAGAGTCGGACGCTATGCGGTTCTTTACGGCAAACACCGAGCGCCTCCGAATCGACAGCTCTGGGAATGTTGGCATTGGGACATCCTCGCCTACCAAGCATCTTGTTATTAGTTCCGGCGGAGCCGCTGGAATGGAAATAGGCGCTGGCAACGGAAGCGCTAATGGCGGCACACTTATCGAACATTACAACAGAAGTTCTTCCGCCTATGTCCAATCCAGGACGATTGCGTCTGATTTTTTGTTTAATGCAGGATCAAACACTTTTGCTATCGACAGCTCAGGCAACGTCGGCATTGGAACTACCAGCCCACAGACTGAATTACATCTAAATGATGCAACTGGTTTGTCGCGAATTCGCTTATCTGGCGGTGCGTCTGGAGCAGATAACTTTGAGTTTGGTCAGGGCACAACTGGCGTAACTAATGGTGGATTTGAGATTAGAGATGTAGATGCAAGCGCGACACGCTTTGTTATCGACAGCTCTGGCAATGTGGCTATCGGCAGTACGTCAGCTCCAGACAGATTAAATGTCGGAAGCACTAGCAACGGCTTTACTGCAATCAGAATTCTTACGTCAAATGATGGTAACGGTGAAGTTAGATTTGGTGATGCTGGCTCGGGAAATGCAGGCTATATAAGGTATGCACATAATGGTAATCACTTAATTTTTGCTAGGGATAACACGGAAGCGATGCGCATAACAAGCGGTGGAAATGTTGGCATTGGAACTACAAGTCCTCGCACCAAATTAGATGTAAGTGGAGGAATCTATGCTGCTGCTGGAAATCAAATTCAGATAACTGGAAGTCCAGGCAGCGCAGGTTTGCAGCTTATTGGAAATGATTCTGACGCTTCATACGTTGGCACTATGAGTGCTCAGGCGTTAGTTTTTAGAACAAACTCTGCCGAGCGCCTACGCATAGATACATCTGGCCGGCTCCTTCTGGGCACATCGTCTGCACAACTTTCTCCAACTGGTTCGGCACTTCAGGTTTCTGGTAACGGTTTTGCAACCAGTTCTGTTAGACAAACTCGCTATGAGTCAGGTATTTCTGGCGCGAGCATAATTCTTGCTCATGCAAGAGGCACCGAAGGTTCAAAAGCAATACTTAATAATAATGATGAAATTGGTAAAATTCGATTCTACGGATACGACGGATCTAGTTTTGCTAGTTGGGGAGCAGAAATAAAGGCTGAAGTCGATGACACTCCAGGCACAAGTGACATGCCAGGCCGTCTTATATTTTCTACTAATAGCGGTGCAGGTAACGCTACAGAGCGGATGCGGATTGACAGATTGGGAAATGTAAGCATTGGAAATAGCACCCCTATTAACTCTACTGGTTATAGAACCTTAACGATTGGCGATGGCAGTACCTCTGGGGGACAAATTCACATTGAAGCCCCTAACGGCAATAATTTTCAGATATGGCATGGTAATACCAGTGTTAATTTTTATGCTGCACAATCAGTATCGCAAAGGTTTTACACGGCTGGCTCCGAGCGGATGCGAATCGACAGCTCTGGGCGGTTGTTGGTTGGGACAAGTTCTGCTCGTGGGCGCTATACCTTACAGCTAGAAGGCAACTCAGAAAGCTCAACCGATGTAGGTGAAATTTGGATAGGACGTCCACTTGTTGATGCTTCAATAAATTCTGGTACTGGCTTAGGTAAGGTTTATTTCGGCGGTCAAAGTGGCGGCGTAGGTGCAAAGATTGAAGGGCTTGCTGATGCGCAATGGGGAACAAATGATTATCCAGGTCGCCTTATGTTCTTCACCACAGCGGACGGTGCGAGCAGCCCGACCGAACGGATGCGAATCGACAGCTCGGGCAGGGTTGGAATCAATGAAACGGCCTTATCGTCGTTCAACACTATCGCTGATGATCTTGTAATTTCGCAGGCTTCTGGCAGTGCTGGAATCACTGTTCGTAGCAGCACCTCAGGGTCTGGAACGCTTGCATTTACAGATGGCGCAAATACCCTCTTCCGTGGTGATATTCGTTATGTGCATAACGGCGATTACATGCGCTTAAGTACCGCTGGTGAAGAGCGGATGCGTATCGACAGCTCGGGGCGGTTGCTTGCGGGAACTACAAGCAGCTCTGGAAACTTCCGTGCAGTTTTTCAAGGCAACGCTGGAAACAACGCCGCTGGTGGTGATGTTGTTTTAGCAAGAGGTGCTGCAACACCTGCAAACGCGCAAGCCCTTGGTTTAGTCGGCTTCTCAGACAATACCCACACAGTTTCTGGAGTAATTCAATGCAACAGGGATGGTGGCACTTGGAGTGGCAGCTCTAAGCCAACATTGATGGCATTTCAAACCTGTGCAGACGGTAGTACGACGCCGACTGAGCGGATGCGAATCAACAGCTCCGGACATCTTTCAATCGGGACAACAGCTACAAATCCTGGCGACAATAATACTACTACTGGCTCTAGCATTAACTCAAATGGCAAATACTTTTTTAGTTGCGCCAGTGATGGAGGCCACATAAATAGGAATAATGCTGGGTATATTTTGCACGCTAGAAATAATAAGAATCTCGTTGGGGGTATTACTGTCAACTCAAACAGCACTGCTTACAACACAAGTTCTGATTACCGTCTCAAAGAAAACGTTGTTGATCTTGACGGCGCTATCGGTCGTGTAAAACAACTTGCGCCTAAACGCTTTAACTTTATTACTGCGCCTGATGCGACAGTTGACGGCTTCCTTGCTCACGAAGCGCAAACCGTCGTACCAGAAGCGGTCTTTGGAACGCACAACGGCGTTGAAGTTTGGAAAGAAGGCGAAGAACTGCCTGATGGTGTTTCTGTTGGTGACAACAAGCTGGATGGAGATGGCAACACGATTCCTGATTATCAAGGCATTGACCAATCCAAACTGGTGCCACTGTTGACTGCGGCACTGCAAGAAGCAATCGCCAAAATTGAGACGCTAGAAACCAAAGTTGCCGCCCTTGAGGCGCAATAGGTAAACTTCACCTGCAAGGACTTTCCCAATGTCTACACCCACCACAACGTTCACCTGGGCCGTTGGCTCTATGGATCGTCAGCTGAGCAACGGTGCTGTTCAAACAGTCCACTACACCGTTTCAGCTTCTGACGGCACCTATTCCGCTGGTGCGTATGGCAGCGTTGGTCTTGACCAGCCTGAAGATGATTCCGAATTGACCGCGTATTCGGAACTAACAGAGTCTTGGGCAATTTCAGCTCTGCAAGCCAAGCTTGGTGGTGCGGACAAGGTTGCTGAAATCGAAGCTGCGCTCCAGGTACAGATTGACGTGCAGCGCACTCCTGTTTCAGGTTCTGGAGTTCCTTGGTGATGCAGCGTCCAGATCCAATGATCGCCGCTAAGCCTGGTGCGGAGGATGTCCAGGCTATGGCGGCTAGAACGCTGTGGCTTGAAGAGCTGTACTTCCTTGATGGCCGTGACCAGATCAGCCATCCTCAATATGGTTTGTTCACAGGTCTGGCTCTGAAGTATCAGAACTTGACTTCGACTGACGGCATCTGATGGCTAAGTCACTTAGCGGACAAAATTTTGTCCCTAGCAAGCCAAAAAAGACACGTCAAGGTAATGGATCACATTCCAAACCGTCCCATGGACGGAAGAAGTATCGTGGCCAGGGAAAACGCTAATTCTCCTTCCAATGTTCAAACTTCTCATTGCGAGTGGTGTCGTCGTTTCAGCAGCTGTGCTGGCATCTCCTGCTCAAGCCGACTGGTACGTCAACCCTGAGCTGAACATGTCAGCTGGGCTGGATTCTGGAACGGGATCAGGCATTCTCGAAGGTCACATTGGGTATGACTTCGACAACGGTGCCTACGTGCAGGCTGGTCCTGCTGCAATCTTCCCTGATGCAGGTGACAAAGAGATCGAGCTGACCGGCAAAGCTGGTATCAGCGGTGGTCCTCTTTACGGTGAGGTTTCTTTCAGCACTGGCGATGAAGTCGGCCTTGGTTTCAAGACTGGAGCCAAGTTCAGCTTCTGAGCTATAACTAAATCGTCTCCTCACACAGACGGCAAGGAGCCCCCGTACTTGTGCAGAGCGCGGGGGCTTTTTGTTGACCCAAACGATTATGCAAAAGGTCTACAACGTGCTCGGCGTGCTGGGCTTCGTGATGTCTGGAACGTTGGTTGGGCTGAGCATTGCTGCTTTTGCTCGCATCCCAGGATGGATTGATGACTACGCAGCAACCATTACTGATGACATCACTGGTACGGTGACTGAAATGGTGCCGGGTCAAGTTGAAGAACTGATGCCTGAGATCCCTGAGCTACCTAAAGCAACTGGTCCTGCTATCCCATCTATTCAGTGAAGATTGAGGTTTTTGATAATCAGGTGCCTTTTTCCGTTCGCGAAAAAGCGCTTGATTACTGTTCACGCACCAATTTCACTCTTGGTTGGACAGATCGACCTGTTGTTGACAATGAAAAGTCTGTCCCTAATGTCCATGCGTCTTGGAGCCAAGAACAGCTAGACGCCAGCGGGATCTTCACTTACATCGCCCCGTGCATAGAGGAAACGGCTTTTTTCACGTCTCGACGGATTGAAAGCGCAGTGGTGAATCTGGTACGTCCTTCAGACGTGCATTACATCCACTCGCACCCCGGCAAGCAGGTTGCGTTGTACTACTGCAATCTGGACTGGGAGGACGGTTGGTACGGAGAAACCTTATTCCACGACCCAAAAGACTTGAGCAGGATCAGTTTTGCGTCGTCTTACACGCCAGGCAGAATCATTTTGTTTGACGGCAGCATCCCCCATGCAATCAGGCCGCAGTCAATCAATGGTCCTAAGTACCGTATCTCGCTGACTGTCCTGCTTTGCGAGGACTAGGTGATCATCTTGGTATTGGCAGTTGGATCGTCGTCATGAGCTTCAGGCCCGAAGCCTTCAGCCTTAATTTTTGCCATATCAAGTTCTGGCGCGGGTGCTTGAGGTTCCTGCTCAAACGACGCCAACCATTCGCGTAAAGCATCACCAGTTGGTGTGCCTTTAGGCCACTTCACCCACTTGAGGATTGCTTTTGGATCGGTAAATGGCCTGGCAGATTTGCCGCACAGTACGGTGTAGACAACAGGCGGTCCTTCACGTCTGCGGTTACGTTCAATCCAAAGTTGACCTGCTGTAAACCGCTCTGACTTCATGGAGATCCGAGAGATCGTTGTGCCTGAGATTAACGTGGTTCACGATTTGCCACAGGTAGCAATACCGCAAGCACCGCCGGTCACCCTAGATGTCGGCGTTCCAGTCATCAATTTGCCTCACTTCAATCCAATGGAGATGGAGCCTGAGGCTGAGCCAGAACCTGTTAAACCTGTCGCTCCAAGACCTGCTGATCCACCAGCTGCAGAACCACCACCAGTCAAACTCCCCAAAAGAGAAGAATCAAAATCAGAAACACCGCCAGTAGTTCCAAAACCAAAGGTCGAAGAAAAGACACTGCCTCAACGCATCATCGAAGCAGTTCCAACCATTCCGCAAGCGGTCAACACCGCTGGAACGTCAGCGATTGCAGTGTCAGCAGCCTTGGCAACTCCCTTGCTGCTGAAGGCGATCAGGCCGACCATAAAAAAGTTGGCGAAGAAACTTCAAAAGGCATTGGGTAAGAAGGTCAAAGTAGAAAGCGTCAGGGAGCGGAGGAAGTTCCAGAGGTCGTTACGGGGATAGAATGGGTGTGTGGAACGGGCCGGTAAACACGCACGTCACGACAGACTTTTTCGTAAGGGCTGCCTTTGGCGAAGCGAATACCCTTCATCATCAGCTCACCGCAATGCTTTAGTCGGCTGATCTCGAAGTCAAGCCGTTTGTTGGCGAGAGCCTGTTGCTGAATCGCAAGCTGCGTATCGACTGCTTCTTTACAGCGTCGTTGCAGACCTTGGTCCAGTGGGATGGTTGCCTGAACAGATAAGCCCAGATTCCAGTTGTGGTTGTCCTTTTGTCCTGTGCGCGTGTCTTTGAAGAAGAGCACGTCGCCTGGATTGTCTAACCGACCATCGTCGTTCAGATCGGAAAGGTCATAGACCGGATCTGGATAGCTGTATTCGTAGGGCAGCCCCCATGATTTGGTGCGGTTGAGGTATGGCGTGACAGTCAGTGTTGGACCTTGGCATTGAATGTTGCCGCCATAGGTGTTGGTAATTGCTGAGCCCTGCATGATCTGCACAGCCTGGTTAGACACCGACCCAGATGATGTGGCAGTTGGCGATGCGGTTGCAGAGATTCCGCCAACGTCTTGCGCGTTGACTGGAGCAGTGGCGATTATTCCGAGAAGGAGGAAACCGTATCGGTAACGCTTGTGATTTCGGTGGTGCGTTGAATGGTGGTGACGTTCGACAAGCCCGGTCCCTTCAGGCTTTCGACGAACTGAAAGGCTTCTCCAGGTTTGACGATTGACCAGTTTGGTCGTTCTCCTAAGGAGGTCCATCCGTTGACCGTTGTGTTGGAGACGGGGTTAATTGCGCCGTCTGGCTTGATGTTTACACCGCTAGCACTGTATTCAAACCCCGTTGAATAGTTCTCACTGACAATCGTCTCAGTGACCTTACTGGTTGTCTCTGTATGAGACGACATTGTGCCCTGCGTGAAGTTGGGGATCACAGGAACAGCGTGAGCCGCTGGAGCGGATAGCAACAGCAGCAGAAGCCAGCGCATCACTTGATGGTGATTTCAGTCACGAGCTGACCTACAGCCAGCGTGTTTGCTCCACCACCAACGATTGTCATGCCACCGTCAGAGGAGATCGTGCCTGCCAAGTCACCTGCCGTGCCAGAAGCCGTGGATGTCAGGCTGCCGAAGTTGCCAACAGCGCCAGTGGTGACAGCGGATGTTGGAACGGCATCAGCTTGGCGGTAGGTCTGGCTAAAGGAGAACGCATCCCCTGGAACGTCTTGCGTTGCGGAGATCGTGCCGGGTGCGTAAACACCGCTAGTAATCGTGCCAGCAGAAACTGTGTTGGCGGTAGTGCCGTCAGTTGTGTCGATGTTGGTGCCGGAGATGCTGAACGAAGAGCCAATCCGTTCTGCTGTGGTTACAGCACCACCGACTTGCAGCTGAACCGACGACATGATTTTGTGCTGGAGATCAGCACGGGCAGGCAATCCAGCTGCCAATGTGATGCCCAATACCAAAAGTGTCCGGGTCATTTGATGCCAGCTTTGGTGTCTTTGTTGTCAACAATAGTCGGCTTCTTATTTCCATTGCCATTGCTCTTGCGCTCGATGCCAAATGAAGCCATTGCGCCAGTCAGCAGAGAAGCGACAAAGGTGTTGTCCATCTTCATTTGGGGGTAGATCCCTAGGTACGAGATGGTCAGCAGTGTGGCGCTCCAGGCGAGGACACCGCATTTGACGACATCAGCAACGCAGATGCCTTCCTTTTCGTGCTGCTCTTCGGGGTTGTTGGCCATGACGCAACAGAGCTACCGTTACAGCGTAACTAGGTCAATCCAATGCTTCTGGTTCTTAAGCCTCTGGTCATGACGATGTGGCGCTCCAGAGCGTTCAAAGAGTTGATCATTGCGATGTTGGAGCGGATCGTTACTCGCACCGACAACGATTTGGATGATCTTGCGGTCAAGCATCTGAAGGATTTGCTGTTGCCTGACACAAGGATTGAAAAGTAGGTGTTATCCGGCATTATCCAAGTGACCTTGCTGCTGCTGGCCATGGGTCTTGCCCTACTGCCGTTTTTCCAGTTCTTTCGTGGCACGCCCCACCAGCTGGCTGCAATTAAACAACTTGAGGAGTCAATGCCAGCGGAACTACTGGAGGAGCACGAAGCTGACTGGTTTCAGGCGTGGAAGGAGAGTGGATATGACCAGCAGATCTACATGCCTTACTTCAGGCAGCTCGACAACAAGACTGGAACGGGATACCGCGAGTGCTTCAGTTCAGCAGCTGCGATGGTGGCAGCGTTTTACAAGAAGGTTCGTACAGACGATGAGTACAACGAGATCCGTGCTCAGTTTGGTGATACAACCTCTGTCGATGCACAGCTTTTAGCTTTGGGCACTCTTGGCTTAAAAGCTGAGTTTCGTAAGGATGGTGATGCTGATTTGGTGGAACGGGAGATTGAAGCGGGCAGGCCAGTACTAGCCGGGTATCTGTCTGCTGGAAATATGCTTCGTGGCGAACCACCAATGTGCAGCGGCTTAGGTTGCGGACACTGGCTAGTGATCAGCGGGTTTGCGGGGAAGAACAGTAGTGACCCGGAATGGATCGTCCAAGACCCTCGTGGCTACCCAGAAATGGAAAAAGGTGGTCACAGCAACCCACACCTAGGACGAAACGTTCGAGTAAGACAGGCTGCGTTTTACCAGCGTTGGCAGGCTGAAGGCCCTGGTACGGGTTGGGTGATTTTGGTCAGCGAGTAATCGACATACACGAAAACGCTGCTTACCATTTTAAAAAGTACACTCTGTAACAATGGGCTGGGCAGACTGGATGATCGTCCACCAAAGCCTTGAAGAGGAGTTGGAACTGGAGCGGACAGTTCGAGACGTTCAAAGCTGTGGCGACGAAGATGCCTTAAAGCAGCTTTGCGTATCTCTGGTGCGAACCAACTGGCATCAGGCCAAGTTGCTAAAGCAAGCAGTTGGCCACATCGGTCAATTTGATGCGTCGATGTCTTGTTGAAACTGCATGACTCTGGAGCGGCGATTCTTGGCCCTGCCTTCAAGCCTGGCGTCTACAGCGTCTTGCCACTTTTGCTTGTCATTGACAAGAGCATCGCAATAGGCTTCTTCATCAGTATTTTCTGCTAAGTAGTTGTAGACCAGCTGACGGATTAAGGCAGACGGTTTGATGCCTTGAGCCTCAGCCTCTTGCATAAAGAGTTCACCGCGAAAAGGCTCAAGTAAGACTTGGATATATACCCGGTTGCCGTGCTTCGTTGCCATCGGCTCTAAAATACTAAACGAATGTTACCATGTTATCGAGTCGTCAACCTTTTTCTTCCACGCAGTTGCTTGAGCAGAGCGTGCATTGGTGCGTTGACGACGAGAGCCAAGCCTGACCTGTCTGGCTCCTTCTAGGAACATTGCAGCCCTTTGAAGGTCAGCTGTTGTCGATAGCTGAATTGCTTTGTTGAGACGCTCCATGATGATCTGACGCCCCGATTTCGGTTGCGGCATGATCCATCGCCCCAGCAAGCGTTCGGTGGAACGTTAGCGCGTAAGACTCAGTTAGCACAATCCATTCTTTATCGTGCCGAAAAATCTGCACGTTCATTTGTCATTGTTGAACAAGTAATACAGTCGTTTAAATTCGTGGATTGGTGTTGCTGTGAGGATGCTGACTTCGACGTTGCAAGATAGTGCGTTGATAACTTGCCGCTCCATGTAATCCATGTTGGATTCATAGGTGACTTGCTCAACAGCAAGCGGCTTGTCGTCCATATCAAACGACGTAAACCGAGTAATTGCTAAAGGGCAGTGTTCATCAGCGATCTGACAATAGTGAAGCTGAACATTTTTAGTCGCCATCTCTGGAGCTGAAGAGTTCGTTGAAGACAGTGGCGACAATGCTTTCAGCCTGCTGCCTATCCAGACCATAGCTGGATCGACGACGCACCTTTGTAACAGCTTTATGAAAATCACTGGTGGTGAGTCCGTAGTGATTGGGCGGTTGGGAGAGGCGTTCACGGATCAATTCTGACCTATGAACACCTTTTTCCTTAGCTTCGATGGAGAGCCGATCGACAAGCTCTTCAGGAAGATAGGTTTTGATTTCTTTCATGGCAGGATGTTACTTACGCCTCTTAGGTTTTTTCCTTTTTTGAGACGGTTTGACACGCGGTTTGTCTGGCTTGGACTTTAGGCGAGCAATGGTCTCGTGATAGCCAGGAGGTTCTGGGACGTTGCCCCGTTTCAAGATCTCAGTCCAGTTCATCCCTCGCGCGTATAGATGAAAAATATGTCCCCGAAGCCCAGATGCCAGTCGTACCAATGGATCTGGGTGGGGACAGGGTATGGGGACAACTAGATTTGTCCCTGTTCTTCCTCGCTCAGCTCAATCTCAACCGCTCCATTCATCAGATGGGGACAAGAGAGTGTGTCCCCCTCCTGTTGTCCCCCATCAGATCCGTTGTCAGCACTGGCATACGCTCCAGAAGGGGACACCTTCCACACCTCTCCACACGCGAGGTTGGCTTTGTATTGCTTGGTTCGAGATCCTTCTGGGACGTGCGAGACGATCAGCTGTTGAGATTCCAGCCTTTGGAGCGTTTTCTTGATGGCAGCAGGAGAGCCTGCAACCAAGCGATCCAGGATCAAGTCATTTTTGGAGCGAGATTCAGGGTGAGCAACTCGAAGGCGGCTAAGAACCCGACCAGTCACTGACGCTGGAGCGGTGTCGTCGTCATCGACTTCAGGAGTGAAGTCTTCGATGTAGAAGTTGAGGTCTTCGTTCTGACCCAGCTTGAGCTTGGTCCCAGAGCGTCCACAACGGCTCTTCTCGATGAAGATGACCCGTTCATGCTTTTCGATCCGTTCGTCCTTCATGAGGCGGTTCTCAAGCTTCTTCTCGGCGCTATGGGGGTTGTGGAGCGCCCAGGTCTCATCAACGGCATCACGGATGGCTGAGGTGCCACGGAAGCCACCGTTCTTGTTGGCGTGGTGGATGATCAAGATCGTGGTGGCTGGGAACAGATCACCGTTGTTCTTGGTCAACCAGTACAGCGGTGTGGCGAAGTCAGACTTGTTCTCGTCAAATGCCTTGCCACCAGAGCATCCGATCAAGGAGTCGATGACCACCAGCTTGGGCTTGTAGGTCTCCATCAACTTGATGAACTGGGCGTAGCGCTGAAGCTGCCAGTCGGTCTGAATGAAGGTCTGATCGTTGATCGGGAAGTCGTTTTCAGTCAGCTGTTCTTTGAGCTGAATCAACGGTTGATCGCCATTCAAGAGAAGGACAGGGCCTTGCTCTACAGGAACCTCTGCGCCACGAACCTTGAAGGCTTTGCCGCTAACGATGTGCTTAGCAAGGGTCCAAGCGGCTGTGGACTTGCCATCACCACCAGCGCCATAAATCAGGATCACTGAGGGGTGCGGAAGGACATCAGGGATCAAGTAGCCACGCTTGTCTTCCAGCTCCATGAGCTTTTCAACGGTCATCAGCGACTGCGCCTTCTCAAATGCGATCTGATCAACGATCAGTTTCTCAAGAGCGGACTGATCGCGATAGCCAGCTTGAAGCGCAAGAGAGTTGAGCTTGTAGTTGACCTCAGCGGGGTTATCAATTTCAAGGATGCGCTTGGCACGCTTCATCACCTCCTCAAATTCAAGAGTTGCCTGGCGGTATTCAGTTACAACCTTGGCTTCTGCGGATTGAACGATCTGGGAGATGTCGTCTGAAAATCGTTTCCGTTGAGGATCCTCCCGGTCTGCAAGCCAGATCAGAGTTCCCAGGCCAACGCCATTGCCCTTAAAGGAGTACCAAGGCTCTTCACAAGGGTTTTCGTCCTCCCATTCAGAGGCGTAATCAGGATCTTCACAGGACCAAGCTGCCCAGAGGTGGAGTCCCAGATCATTGGGAAGGGCAGAGTGAATTGCCATCCCGATTTTGACCCAGTGATCACGGGTGCCTTTCCCTTGGGGCGTGATGACAGAAAGGCATTCATGAATGATCTGAGCGATTTCATCCTGAGTGCGATCGGAGAAGTCGAGATCTTTTTTGTTGATGGTGCGTGGAGGTTGCTTCATTTCTGCCAGCAACCAGTCAGGAGCTGTCGGGATGTTGTTCAGATCACCTTGTAAGAGGTATTGGCCAGGCTCGGAAACTTTGCCACCGGGGTAAGCACCACAAACAACGCCCTGACGCCCCCAGAGGATCTCGTAGTCTCCACCGTCTTCCTTACGGAGTCCATGACCCTTTACGTCGGCCCACAGTTCTTCAGGGACACGGAAGAGGTACTTGGCTGCGTTGGTTTTAGTAGAGAGAACTTTTGGAGCGTCATCCAGCGTGGAACCCCAAGCGTGCAGGTACTTCGAGAGGTTCCGGTCAACGTCAAGGATGACGATGCCATTGCCACGGATACCAGTGAAGACACCAACAGCCTGGAGGTCAGGGTTGCGTTGGATCGCGAGAGCTACATCAGCAGGTCCGAACTTCTGTTCGTAGCTGGCCTCTAAGGGGTTTTTACCTGTTGCAGGTTTGCCAGACAGCATTGAAGTGCCTTTGGCATAAATCGGTGCATATACCAGTCCTTCAGGAAGTGCCTTGACGAACTCTTGAAATTTCATGTAAGATTGGAACGGAATGTGAAACCAACCCGATCTGCCCCTTGATCTCCAGGGCGGGTCGGGTCTTTTTTTATCCTACCGAAGGTTGACGATGGGGTCAATCGCGTCTTACACTGCTTAGGCGTCTTTATTGGCGCGACAACCCGCTACACAATCCCACGATGAAGTTCTCCGCCGAATTGATGGCTCTTGCCGAGAACGAAAGCTCTGGCAAGTCCTCTGCTGATAACTACCTTCGTTATACGAAGCTGGAGTCTGGCAAGCCTGTCAACTTTGCTCTGCTTGACGAGGATCCCCTTGAGTATTGGCTCGCTTGGGGCGAAGCGAAAGCTGATGGTTCAATGCGTCCTTTCCGGTTCCTGACTGAACCGAGCGAGGATGACATTGAAGCTGAGTTCGGTCCTGAGTTCACTCAGTGCCTCAACTATGAGCGCACTGGCCCTCGTAAGCCGAACAAGTGCTGCACCTATCCGGTTTACAACTGGGACATGAAGTGCGTACAGGTGCTGGAGGTTTCTCACATCACCGTGATCAAGCAGTTCATGAAGTACGGCTTGAACAAGAAGTACGCCCGCAACATCCTGGACTGGGACTTCGAGCTGTCCAAGATCTCTGGCGATCGGACGCGCTATGAGCTGATGCCTGTTCCTCGTGATGAGGATGAGCACGATGAGGACGAAATGGCCAAGGACTGGAAAGCAGCTCAAAAGGCTGGTTTCGACCTGAACCGGATCGTGGCTGGCGGTGATCCTTTCAGTGATAGCTGAATAGGTTTACACAACTAAAACGATTAGGGGCTTGACAGCCCCTTTTTTCGTGGCTTACATTGCCGATGTCTCTCTCTCATGGCTCTCTAGCTATGCAGTCTTCTCAAAAGCAACAAGGGCTTTCCCAAGGAAGCGCCGTAGTGCGTCTCGTGGACATTGCGCCTGAAGGCAAAAAATGGGCAAAGGGAATCTTTGCTCAGGACACTCCTGAAGTCGCAAACCAAGCAACGTTTGTATGGCCTGACGACAGTCGCAGTTTTGATCTGCACGATCTGTTCGTTAAGCACCAAGCGAGTCAAGCCGAAAAAGGTTGCTTGATTCCGTCCGGCATTGACATCATCGTTTATCAGATTCGGCCTGCTGGTGCTGGAGCGACCCAGTGGAAGGCAAGTGCAATGCCTTTGGACTGGCAGCCCCAAGAGGTAGTGGACTTAATTGTTCCGCCTACTGAAGCGATCAAAGAGTTTCGTGAACCTACTGGTGTAGAGGCTCTGCTTCAAAAGACCGATTTCGCCACTAAAGCCATGAAAGCTGTGGCGCGTGCGCTTGAAAAGGATCCCAACGGTGTAAAGCCTTGGACTTTGACCGGAGTTACTTGCGAAGGCAAGCAGGCTCACATGATGCGTGAACTGGGCATTGAATTTGGGGTTACCCAGCGTGGGCTCCTTGCCAATATGGTTGTCCATGAGTATTTGAGTCTGGTGGAGGATCACCTCCGCGATTCAGCTGACGCCAACCCTTTCTGAGGTTCAGGCAATGTTTGAATCAAAGAGAGTTACTCGCGACGAGCAAGTCCTCGTCATCGACGATGCTGAGCTGACAGGCATCACCAGTTCCGGCAAGGACAAAGGCTTTGTCGTCAATTTTGTGATGGAGCGTGAGGGTGTGGAGACGCATCTTCATGTGCATCTGTCTCGTTCTCACCTTGAAGCGATCAGGGATGCACAGGTTTTAACTGTGCCTCAGCTTCGAGCTGTTCACGCTAAGGCTGCTAAGGCAGAGGAGGTCTCGAAAGAGCCCCCAAAGCCCGAAGTTGAAGTGGTTGAGGTTCCAAAGAACACCCCGGTCAAAATCGAGACCAAGGTGACGGTATTGGAACCCGGTCCTGCTGAACAGGTCAACTGGAAGGATCCCAAGCTCAAGACACCACCGAAACGTCAGCAAGAGTCTCGCCGTCTTTCTAACAAGGAGGTTGAAGAAATGATGCACCAAGTGTTTCGGTGGTTTACCCGGTGGCGTCACAACAAAGGCCGCAACCGGAAGCATTCGTCACTGGAGCGTTATTTGCATGTAACGCTGCCCAATCAGTTTGGGATCACGCTGGAAGTTGCCAAAGGTATTTATCGTGGAGATAAGTATCGAAGCGTTAGCGGTGGCTATCGCAACCAGTGGGGCATCTTCATCCACAACTTAAAAAAGAGTGGGATAGAAAGCGAATTACCGTTTTACCTACTCAAAAAGTACAGCTAGGGGCCTTGTGCCCCTCTTTTTTTATGTATATATTAGTTTCGGGAAGGAGTGCCTATGAAACCGCCCGACACAGTTACAACATTCATGGAGGACGGTTGTGTCTCTGTGACTGTGGGTAATCTGACCGGGGTTGTTTCGAGCGCTCATCTCGTGGAGCCCAAGGAAAATCAGCTCCGTCAAAGGTGGCTGGAAGAAAACGCCATTCATGACGACTGAAACTGATCCGCAGAACATTTTGGCTTCACTGCGTCAATGGCAGTTGGAGCAGGACAATTCAGGCAGGTTCAGGGTTTACAGGGATCAACATGGGCAGATTTATCACTCTGTCACGCATATCCTGAAGAACACAGCCCCTCAATCACAGAAGGATGCTTTGGAGCGTTGGGCACAGCGAGCTGGCAGTGCTTTGGAGCGTGACCTTGCTTGTAACCGTGGCACCGTTGCTCATGAGCATTGTGAATATGTTCTCAAGACCGCAGCAAAGTTGGCTCGACAGAGCGCTAACAAGAAGGGTTCATGGAAGGTCTGGGATGATGGATTGGCTCGCCCTCCAAAGGCGATCACCAGTTGGGCACTCAAGAAAGCGAAGGAAAGTTCGCCAAAGGTTGCATGGCCAGCCCGTGAGTACGCCAGAGGTTTATCCGACTGGTTGGTGAGTGGCACAGTAACGGCGATTCACGCATCAGAGTTCAGCGTCAGCAGTGATGAAGGGTTTGCTGGAACGGCAGACGCTTTGATCGACACGCCATTGGGTTTGACGATCTGCGACTTCAAGACGACGAGCCGTGGGACTGACAAACCAGAAGCATGGCTAAAGGATCATCAGGACCAGCTCGGTGCTTATAGCTTGGCGTTACGAGAGCGAGCTGGGATCCGTGTTGATGCTGGAGCGGTAGTGATTGCGAAACCGGATGGCAATGTCCAGCTACGAATGTTGTCAGAGCTTGAGATGAGAGGTTGTGAAGCTCGATGGACGGAGCGGAACAACTTGTATAAGGAGATGTTGTTGAGCGGCGAGGTTATGTAGTGGAGGAAGCATTTGATCTGCTGTATCGCGGCAAATGCAACGTTTGTGTTGCAGCAAAAAAAGCAGGCGTCTCACCGGAAGAGATGAAACGCCTGTTCAGAGGTTATGTAGCGGAGCGTCCAATCAATGTGAACGATCCGGATGTGTGGCTAGGAGACGTGGAGCTAGGTTGGCCCTGGGTTTGATCTAACGTTTACCAGCTCCCAAGGCATTGCTGGATCATGGAGTCCTTGGAGCCATTCGATGACCGTTAGCTTGCTGCGTGCGTCTTCTTCACTGGAAGCCTCAATGGCATTTTCCATGTGATAGAAGTAAGAATAAAAAACGTAGAAAGCCATCAAGTGCATTCCTCCATGGCTCTACGTTCGTAATAACGCTTGAGGCGAAGGCAATCGTTGGCGCGGACGTAGTTCCCCCATTCTTCAAAGATGACTGCCCGAGCTGCTTCATAACGGATAGCAGTAGGCAGGAGATCTGTTGGAACGCGGGAACCGGAAGGTGAGAACTTGTTGCCGTTGAGTTTGGTGCTCATTGGTTGTACTTGCGGTTGTAAGCGGCAGTGTGCATTTCATCCAGGGTTACTGGAGGTTCACCACCAGAGTTGTCCCAAAGGTATTGGGGCGTTGGATCGAAGTCCAGTTCATTTTCCAGTTGGGGGATAATTTCATCTTCCAGAAGCATCCGCATGGAAGTGGTGAGATGTTGATCCATCATGTGAAGTCTGTCTTCACGAGCGATAACACCTTTGAGAATTTCTAGAGCACGTTCAATCTTTTTTGTTTCGGGCTCTTGGACGGGGCGGTAGTGGTACATCACCATTCGACCTCTTGAATGAGTTGGTTAAGGGTTTTCAGGGATTGGAGACTGGAGAGCTGACGCTGACCATCGCTGAGAGCCTTCTGCAAAGCATCAGGATCAGCGGTACGGACGGCTTGCTCCATCTCTTGTTGAATGAGCTTGAAGCAAAACTCAAGACGTTCTGCGGGGTTGTAGCTGAGATGAGTTGAAGCTCTGGACTTCTGTCCACCAAGGATGAGACAGAGGAGTTGATTGATGGAGCGGTGACAGTCTTGACGGGTAATCATTTGAGGTTGCGGTTACGTTCAGCAGCGTCAGGGATCGAGTTGTAGTAGTCGTCCCATTCGGCTTGGCGTTGACGTTCTTCAATCTCCTCGTCCGACAGTGGCGGCCAAGGGTCAAGTTCAAAGCCAAGAAGCTCTGGATCGTCGTTGCGGATGATGGTCATTTTTTTGTAGTGAAGGAATACTTGTCCACCATGCGGCGACAGCCTTGGCATGTCACAGCACACCATGAGAAGTGATAGACACGATTCTCATGGCCACAGTGTGGACATTTGATCAACCTGCCAAAGGAGTTGGCACGGGTGTACCGAGTGACAGGTTGCCAATCGGATGTTGTTGGAGCGGTGGAGCTGATGAGGCGATTGGGGAAATAGGTCACGATTCGAGTTTGGCGATAGTTGCTTGGAGCGTTGCGGGATCATTGGTGCCAAAGGGGCTTTTCCGCAGAGGAACAGAGTCCCAAATCTCAGCGCACATCGGCAAAGGGAGTTCGTAGGCATCCACCTCGTCGCAATCGGGATCGTTGTGGAACAACCACTTGCCGACGATTGCGATTTCGTCTGGAGCGACATCCATGCCAGTGCGTTCGCCCAGGGCGATTGCCATGGATTCGCGTTGATCTGTTGTGAGCTTGGTTGGAGTCATTGGAGGAATAATTTCACCAGTGGACAGGGAGTGGATGTAACAGTCTGGGTTTGCATCAGCCCAGGCTTGTAGGAGAGGGTTGGTCATTGGAACGGGATGAGACAAAGGTCTCAATAGTTTTGAGACTGATTACCGCCCATGCGGTGGAGACGCTCGAAGGCTCTGGAGAGTTGCATCAGCTCTTGCACGTTGTGCTGTGCTGAAGCTTCCATCCAAGCTTGCTCAAGGTCACGGAGCATGGCGTCACGCTGTTCGATCAGTGGTGTTGGATCGGTGTCAGCATCAAGCTGGATGTTTTCAGCATCCATCTCAGCACTGGCAGTTTCAACATCACGGAAGCTGGTTGCGCGACTCATGCCAAACAAGCGTTCTAAGCGCAGAGCAACTGCCCCTGGCCTGTAACCAAGGCTTAGAAGGCGCTTGGCTTCCCGGACGTGTTTGGCTTTGGTGTCATTGGAACGTTTCATAGAATGAGGGACAATGGAGCGGAGCAGGCTTGGCCTTGACTCCACTGATAAAATCTTACAGGAACAATCCAATCAAGGCAATCAACTCATTCATGGCTGATTCAACCCCTACCAAGACCATTCACTTCTGCCCTGATGAATGGGCTCTCCTTCTGGAAGCTCTCCATTCATACAAGGACACTAATGATGGCCGTCGAGTTGCCGGTCGCCTCAACTGGGTTCGAGCCAAGCTGGAAGACTGTCGTTCTGAAGAATGCCTTATCCGGCTTAGCGCATAAAAAAAGCCCCGTTATGGGGCTTCATTCATAGATAGAACGTGAACTCCAGGCAGTCGCAAGCCTTGATCCCATAAGGTTGCGCGTCGTGATACTTGCTAAAGAATGGTTCTTCAGAACAAGTAACGATCGCACCCTCTCCAATGTCATTCATGAATTCATCAATGACTGCTATCTCAGCATCACCGGCTCCAGCATCATTCAAGCTGAATGATGTTGCGTCTCCGTTGATAAGATAGCTAGCCCAATGTGCGGGCAGATCATACTTTTCAGTGATCATAAGAAAAGCCCCGGCGATTAAGCCGGGGGATAAGGTGCATTCAATACTCCAGGTCGTAACCGTCGAACCATTCACCCGGTTTTCGGGTTTCTGGATTCTTGCAATGCTGCTGTGCTTCCGCAAGCGTCAAACCGCGCTTAATAACGCGGGTGCGCTTATCTATGTGTGGAGCGTAAAATCGTTTGATGCAGTAAGTTTCCATAATAGAAAAGGCGATTAAATAACATTCAAGAAAGCCATTCAAGCCATTCAAGCCATTCAAGCCATTCAAGACTGCCAGGCCATAAGGTAGCTCAGGGCCTAGCGCCACTGGAGCGGATTAGAGCCAGGGCG